AAGAAGGAAACACAATAATAGATCCTTTAGGTAAAATCTCTTTTGCTCTTCTTAAGTGTTGACTTTCATCTCTCATATGTGGATCGTAGTTTCTAAAATCAAATTCTAATTCACCACCTGTGTATTCTGAACCATCTGTTAATTGACAAGTCATAGATAGTTTTCGAATCTTACCATTTTCAGGACCCGGTCTATCATAAACTTTGTCCCAACTATCACAATGCCAATCATAGTATTGGTTGTGTTTATATTTTGTAAACTGACACGATTCAGATCTATCCCATTCAAAGTTCCAACCTGCGTTTCTATTAGCCATATGAACATATGGGTGTAATTCTTTGTATATCCAAGTATCATTAAGCCATACTAAATCTGACTTTCTTTTTCTTTGCATATTTTTAACTTGATCTTTATCTAATTTTTTATCTCCATAACCACCTGTTCTAGCCATTACTTCTTCTTGTGAATTTGCATAAGCTATTACATCATCACAAAACTTTGGTGTGAGTGCTGCAGGAAAATGCCAGTAGTAATTAGATATATTCATAAGTTATTGTTTGGACAAAGTTTAATGAATCTTTTTGATTGTTGGTTAGGTAATACATATTCGTTGATGGAAACATTATGAACATATTATTTTTAAGTTCTATATCCCAACTTCTACCTTTACGTCTGTTATCTTCAAAGTGTATTCTGACCATACAGTCTTTAACTTTTACTCCATAGAGTAATGTAAAGTCTGGAGAGTTACGTAGATCCACTGGATCTATGTTTAATAAAGGAATTGTTGTTTCCGCAGGTTTATAGATATTTCCCCACGTTTCTTTGTTAATTAAATTAATATTATACTCAAGACCAACGTGATCTCGCATATATGTATTTAACATATCCCAAGTTCTTGAAAACGGAAAATCTTTGTTTTGAATTACTGATTGTAAAATGTCGCCTGATAATTTATCTCGGTCAATATCCCAATCTTTGGGCATATCGACATCACCATAATATAGAGCTTGTTCTGTTAATACTTGTCTCTGCATACCACCACCATTTTTAATTTATGCTTTACTGTCTGTCAAGTCCCAAGTTGTATTTGCTTCATTCCAAACATAACTCCAAGAATGAGTATCAGCTGTATTTTGTGAAGTCTGTTCAGCTGTCAATGCTGGAGCATCACCAATTGGTGATTTCCAAGAAGCTGATGCATTATGTTTTACCCAAGATGCATAAGGTTTTTTAGGCCAAAAGATTTGATCATCCTCGTCCCAAGTATAACCTATACCTGCGTAGTTTCCTCTAAATGCTTTAGAGTTGTCGCCTGATGAATGTGTGCCACCTTGAGTATTGTAAGATGTTTGAATCCACATTTGTGCAGGCCAATTATTATGTGTCTCTAAATATTGTTGTCCTACTGTTTCATCTTCAACGCCATCAGCGTTAAGCATATCACCATTATTCAAAGTTAACACTTGAATAACTTTACTGTTAGCTCCTAGTTTTGCAAAATGTGCCATAATTATCTCCTTATATATTAATTTTAAATGTTAGTAAATACATATTAATTTTGAAATTTGTATCTAATTACTACAATTCCTGAACCACCGGATCCTCCAGGTGAATCATTTGTACCTGGAGAAACTGGAGCAAAATTAGGATTTTCACTTCCTCCACCACCTCCACCACCAGTATTATCTGTTCCATCCATATCAGCTAAAGGAAGAGATGGGGGTGCCCCTCTACCTCCACCACCTGCTCCACCTGTAGTTTGAGCTGTTGGAGTTGGATAACTTCCTCCGCCTCCACCACCTGCATAATTAACTGCACTTCCTGTAATAAGTAAAGGTGCACCTGCACCACCATTACCACCAGCATTACCAGGAGCCCCAGCACCTACGGCACCTTTGCCACCTCCACCACCTCCTCCAGAAGTAGAAGGACTAACTCCAGTTCCACCATTATTTCCTTGAGTGCAAGGTGTGGAAGGAGTGTTTCCATTTCCACCTGGAGCACCTCTACCACCACCACCACCAGAACCACCTACTCCACCAGGTTTATTAGAACCTACACCTGCACCACCCAATCCACCACCGGCAGATGTAATTGAAGAAAAAACTGAACTTGCACCTTGTGTTCCACAACCACCACCTGAAGCAGTACCAGGACCTGGACCTTTAGTTCCACCACCACCTACTGTAATTGAATAAGATTGAACTGAAACTGGTAATCCTCCTGTAGCTGGACTAGGAAAAGAAAATCTCATTCCACCTCCACCTCCACCGCCACCAGCTGCACAACCTGCTCCACCACCGCCACCACCTGCTACTACTAAATAATTTACTGTATTTGATCCACAAGCACTACCTGCATTTGAAACACAAAATGCTCCTGGTCCTGTAAATTTATGAATTTTGCAATCTCCACAAGTAGTTACTGTTCCTCCAGTTGCTACAATATAATCATTACTAGTAGCATCTGTGCTTTGACCTGTATCTGTTATAATCCAACCTTTTGTTGAATCTACAAAAACTAAAGTTATTGCGGCTCCTTCTACATTAATTACAAAATCATCAGTTGATCCTTCTATTTTATCTGAACCATTTTGTTTTAATATAATATTGTTTGTGTCTGATGTATTTGCATAATCTGCTACTGCAACAACTGCTCCAGCAACACCTGCTGGTAGTGTTACATCTATTTCACCTGAAGTTGAATTTACAAAATAACCTTCGCCAGCAACTGCTGTAAAGTCTCCCGTCTTAACTGTTGTTACCCAAGACGCCGAACCTGTTGCACCAAAGTTTACTGCTGTACCTTGGTTATTAATTGTTGCACCACTAGGGATTGTGAACGTATCGCCACTATCACCTAGCGTTACTTCTGTTCCGGATCGTGGGCTAATTTTATTTACTTTTACTTCACTCATAATTTACCTAATTTTGAAATTTATATCTTATTACTACTATACCTGAACCACCATTTCCACCAGAACCAGTCTGTGCTGCTCCACCACCACCGCCAGTGTTAGTTCCTCCTGCTCCACCTGGTACAGTGCCACCACCACCAGGTCCAGCACTTCCTCCAGAAGCATTACCTCTACCTGCTCCACCACCTGCTCTTGTTACTGGAGATGCTGTAATTGAACTTGTTGCTCCTGCTCCTCCATTTCCACCAACTGGTGCTGTTCCAGCAGTTCCTGCCGCAGTTGCTCCACCACCGCCGCCTGCATATCCTGGAGAGGCTCCAGCACCTCCAGGGTTACCTTGAGATGGACTTACAGGAGGTGTATTACCTGCTCCACCAGAAAGTGCACATCTACTTCCACCACCTGAACCTCCTGCTTGTCCTTGAAACGCTAAAGGATTAGGACTAAAATTTGCTCCAGCTCTACCACCACCTGCTGATGTTATTGATGAAAAAGTTGAAAGACTTCCTGAAGTTGGTGAACAAACAGGTGCTCCTGTACCACCAGCACCAACTGTTATTGGATAAGTTGTAAAAGCTGCAGCTAAAGCTGCTACACCAGAACCTAATGGTGAAATTGAATATGAACCTGAAGCTGTACCACTTGATTCTCTATAACCACCTGCACCTCCACCGGCACTATAATTTTGACCACCTGAACCTCCTCCTGCTACTACTAAATAATCTAGTGTATTTGATCCTGATGGTGTACCTTCATTTGTAACTTGAAATGTTCCAGGTCCAGTAAATGTATGTATTTTATAATCTCCAGAAGTAGATTCTGAACCACCACTTGCTATTATATAATCAGTTATAGTTCTTCCCTCAATTGAATTAGAAGTCTCCTGAACATTAATCCATCCTTCAGTTCCATCAACATAAACAAATGTTGCAGATTGTCCCTCTGTATTTAAAGTAGCACCAGCGGCAACTCCTCCAATTTTTTCTGAACCATTTGGTGAAACTGTTAATGGGTTTGTTTGAAATGTTCTTGTATAATCAGCAACTGCAACTATGTTTCCTGCTGTTCCTGCTGGTAAGTTCATTGTAAATGCACCGCCTGATGTGTTTGCAAAATAACCCTCGCCATTTGCTGCTGTAAAAGTTGCAGTCTTAATTGATGATGTCTGCCAGTCTACAGTTCCTGTTCTACCAAAACCTGTCTGTGTTGCACCACTTGCTAAAGCAACGGTACCACCACAACGACCTAATGTAATTGCAGAGCCATCTACAACAATA